CACCTGAAACGCCAGCACTTCGTCCACTACCAGTACATCCCCGGCTTCGGTGCCTACGGCTTTGGCCTGTTCCACCTGATCGGCGGCTTTGCCAACTCGGCCACCAGCCTGATGCGTCAACTGATCGACGCAGGTACATTGAGCAACCTCCCCGGCGGTTTGAAGTCCCGTGGTCTGCGCATCAAGGGCGACGACACCCCAATCGCACCCGGCGAGTTCCGTGACGTGGATGTGGGCTCCGGCACGATCCGCGACAACATCCTGCCCCTGCCGTACAAGGAACCCAGTCAGGTTCTGATGACCCTGTTGGGCAGCATCGTCGAAGAAGGCCGCCGCTTTGCCGCTACCGCAGATATGAAGATCAGCGACATGGGCGCGAATGCTCCCGTGGGCTCGACCCTCGCGCTGCTCGAGCGTCAGTTAAAGGTCATGACCGCCGTTCAGGCCCGTGTCCACTTCACCCTGAAGCAAGAACTCCAGCTCTTGGCTGTGATCATCCGCGACTACACGGACGACGAATACACCTACGAGCCGGACGGCGAAGAAGGCCCCCGCGCAAAGAAGAGCGACTACCGCAACGTGGACATCCTGCCCGTCAGCGATCCAAACGCAGCAACCCTGTCCCAGCGCGTGGTTCAGTACCAAGCGGTCATCCAGCTGGCTCAGTCTGCACCGGACATCTACGACCTCCCACAACTCCACCGTGGAATGCTGGACGTGCTGGGTATCAAGAACGCCGACAAACTCGTCCCAATGGACGAGGACCAGAAGCCAACCGACCCAGTGTCGGAGAACCAGAACCTGCTTAAGGGTAAACCCGTAAAGGCGTTCCAGTATCAGGACCATGAGGCCCATATTCAGGTTCACATGTCGGCCATGAACGACCCGATCATCATGCAGCTGGTTGGCCAAAACCCACGGGCACAGATGATTCAAGCCGCAGCAATGGCCCACATCTCAGAACACGTTGGCTTTGCCTACCGCCAGAAGATCGAGCAGCAGCTGGGCATGCCTTTGCCTCCAGAAGGCGAACCAATGCCTCCACAGATCGAGCTTGCCCTGTCCGGGATGATGGCTCAGGCTGCAAAGCAAGTTCTCCAGCAAAGCCAAACCATGGCAGCTCAAGAGCAGGCCCAACAGCAGGCTCAGGACCCTGTTGTTCAGATGCAACAGAAGGAGATGGAGCTCAAAGAGCGCGAGGTTGCCATCAAAGAAGCCGGCCTGCAGCTCAACCAACAAAAGCTTGCAGTCGATGCGGCCGACAAGGCGGACAAAACCGAGCTGGCCGAGAAGAGGCTGTCCATCGAAGCCGCCGACAAGGTTGACAAGACTGATATTGCTGAATTTTTGGCCATGCGTAATTCACAGAAAGGCAACCAATGAGCGCAGAAATCGATTCTTTTGTCCGGGTTCTCAGGGAAAAAATCCGGGAGGACATGAACAACTACGCCGATGACGTGGCCACGGGCGTTTGTCAGGATTTTCATTCCTACAAGCAGCTCTGCGGGCTGATTCAAGGCTTGGCTCTCGCGGAGCGCCACATCTTGGACTTGGCGCGCAAGACTGAACAAGACGACGAATGAGAGATTTTTGATCTTCTGCCGAAAGGTGGACTGTTCGCCGCACAGCTTGCGGTGTTTTTAGAAAGTAGAGCAACCAGATGAGTGAAATCATTCTGCCACCGGGCATCAGCCTGCCAAAACACATCCAACCGATCGAGGCCCCAGACGAGAGCGCGGATGCAGAGGAGAAAGCGTCGGCCCTGCCGGTCCCAACAGGCTACAAGCTGTTGTGCATCGTGCCAGAGGTTGATGAAAAGATTGCTGGCACATCCCTCGACCTCGTTCGAGATGCTGCAACCATGCGAGCCGAAGAACATGCCACCACCGTGCTGTGGGTCATGGCAGTCGGACCAGATGCGTACAAAGACACCGCCAAGTTCCCCTCGGGTGCATGGTGCAAACCCGGTGACTTTGTGCTCGTGCGCACCTACACAGGTACGCGTTTCAAGGTGTTTGGTAAAGAGTTCAGGGTTCTGAACGACGACCAAATCGAATGTGTTGTTTTAGACCCCCGTGGGTACACCCGCGCCTAAGGAGCAAAAATGGCTGGCTATAAATTCCCAGACGAAGTGGACAACGACAACGTTGACAACAAAGAAGGCCCCGACAACGAAGTCGAGGTGGAGATTGTTGACGACACCCCGGTCAAAGACCGTGGTCGAGAACCATTAAACCGTGAGGTGGCAGACCCCACCGACGAAGAAATCAGCAGCTACTCTGATGGCGTGCAAAAGCGCATCAAAGAGCTGACCCATGCCCGTCATGACGAGCGCAGGGCAAAAGAGGCCCTTCTTCGAGAGAAGCAAGAGCTCGAGCGCCTCGCCCAGCACATGTCCAATGAGAATAAAAAGCTCAAAGAGTACGTCAAATCCGGCACGGAACAGTACGCAGAGTCCATCAAGAAGGTTGCCGAGAACGACTTGGAGTCAGCCAAGCGTAAGTACAAGGAAGCCTACGAGTCCGGCGACTCTGATGCCTTGGTTGCAGCACAAGAGGCTATGACTGAAGCGAAGATGAAAACAGAAGCTGCAAAAAACTTTCGCGTGGCCCCTTTACAGGCTGACGAAGTTGATGTACAAACACAACAAACGCAAGTACCTCGTCAAGAAGTCGATGACAAAACTGTTCGCTGGCAGGCAAAAAACCGGTGGTTCGGCGCTGACGGGTATGAGGAAGTTACCAGCTTTGCACTAGGGCTGCACCAGAAGCTAGTCAACTCGGGGGTAGACCCCCGCTCTGATGATTACTACGAGCGCATTGATGCTCGCATGAAGTCCACGTTTCCCGATATTTTTGGTGAGACCGAAGACAAGCCACGCTCCGGCGATGGCTCCAAACGACCTACCTCGGTTGTTGCCCCCGCGACTCGTTCAACGGGCGCAAGAAAGGTCCAACTCACTCCGACGCAGGTTGCGTTGGCAAAGAAGTATGGATTAACCCCGCAGCAATACGCTGCTGAAGTAGCAAAATTGGAGAAATCAAATGGCTGAAAACCGGACACCTCGTGATCTTGAGTCACGCGCTAAGACAACTCGGTATGTGTACGCACCCCCGAGTGCATTGCCCGACCCGACACCCGAACCCGGATATGTGTATCGCTGGATTGCGACCCACGTTCTTGGTGAGGCCCAAAACACGAACGTGTCTACCAAGATGCGCGAAGGTTGGGAGCCGGTAAAGGCGGTAGACCATCCAGAGCTGATGCTGGAAGGTAATGCGAAGACAGGCAACGTCGAATTGGGTGGTCTCATGCTCTGCAAGATGCCACGCGAACGCGCCCAAGCCCGTGATGAGTATTACTCCAACCAAGCAAAGGCCCAGATGGAATCTGTGGATAACAGCTTCATGCGAAACAATGACCCACGCATGCCTCTGTTCGCTGACCGCAAGTCAACGACGAGTCGTGGTGGATTTGGTTCAGGTTCAAAGTAACAAGGAGTCCTTAAATGGCTACAACCGCTTCCCCCTACGGCCTGCGTGCCGTAAACCGTAACGACGGCATGGCTTATGCCGGCGCTACGAGTCAGTTCCTGATTAACCCAGCAGGTCTGGCATCCAACATTTTTAACGGCCAAGTCGTCATCATCAACGCTGCTGGTTACGTCGCCCTGTCTACCGCCACTGGCGCAGACTTGACGACCAACAACCTCGGCGGCGCTGATCTCGGCGCTTTGGGCGTGTTTGTTGGCTGCTCGTACATCAACGCACAAGGTCAGCAGATTTACGGCCAGTACTACCCCTCCGGCACAACCGGCGTGGTGACTGCATACGTGATCACCGACCCCAACGTGACTTTCCAAGCGCAGCTGGACGGCGTTGCCGACCAGTCGGACCTCGGTGCCAACACTTTCTTTGCCGCCGTGCAGAGCTCCAGCACTGGTTCTACCCAGACTGGCAACTCGAACAGCGCATTGGAGTCCACCACCCAGACCGCCGCTGCCGCGTTCAAGATCATCGGTTTCGCTTCCCCAGTGACTGATGCCTTCCCTGACGTGTTGGTTAAGTTCAATCCCGGCGCTCACGCCTTCACCAACGCCGTTGGCATCTAAGGAGCTAAATCATGGCTATTTCACGCGCACAACTGCTCAAAGAACTGCTCCCCGGCTTGAACGCTTTGTTCGGTCTGGAGTACGCTCGCTACGGCGAAGAGCACAAGGAAATCTACGAAACCGAGAGCTCTGAGCGCTCGTTCGAAGAAGAAACCAAGCTGGCCGGTTTTGGCGCTGCTCCTGTCAAGAACGAAGGCTCTGCCATCGCTTACGACAACGCGCAGGAAGCCTTCACTGCTCGCTACACCCACGAAACCATCGCTTTGGGCTTCTCCATCACTGAAGAAGCTGTGGAAGACAACCTGTACGACAGTCTGTCTGCCCGCTACACCAAGGCTTTGGCTCGCGGTATGGCCTTCACCAAGCAGGTCAAGGCAGCTTCTGTTTTGAACACCGGCTTCTCTGGCGCTGCCCCCGGTGGCGACGGCGTGTCTTTGTTCGGCAACAACAGCTCCGGCACTCGTGTTGGTCACCCGCTGGTTGGTGGTGGTGTTAACTTCAACAGCCCAGCTACTCCTTCTGACTTGAATGAGACTGCACTGGAAAACGCAACGATCCAAATCGCTGCTTGGGTTGATGAGCGCGGCCTGCTGATCGCAGCCAAGCCTGTTAAGTTGGTGATTCCTCCATCGCTCATGTTCGTTGCCAAGCGTCTGCTTGACACCGAATTGCGCGTGGCTACCGCCGACAACGACATCAACGCGTTGAAGCAGATGGGCACCATCTCGGCCGGTTATACCGTCAACCACTTCTTGACCGACAACAACGCTTGGTTCTTGACCACAGACGTTCCAAACGGCCTGAAGCACTTCGAGCGCTCTGCCCTGCAGACCTCGATGGACGGCGACTTCGACACTGGTAACGTCCGTTACAAAGCCCGCGAGCGTTACAGCTTCGGCTTCTCGGACCCGCTGGGTATCTTCGGCTCTTCAGGTTCGGCCTGATAAAAATAAAAAGGGGGCTTCGGCCCTCTTTTTTATTGCGTCAGTTTAAACGCGATGGTATATTTCAAACACTCCGGGCTTTCCGGTGTATCTGACAGTCCCGGCTGACGACATGCAGACAGATACGCCCAACTTGCATGTAAGGACCACATCATGGCATTGACCACATTCTCCGGCCCAGTCTCTTCCCTCAATGGCTTTATCGGTGGCACATCCGCCAGCCCAATTGAAGAAACAACTGCGGGCAACGTATCCGAGTTTTACGTTACGACCTCAGCCGCTACTGGCGATACACGTTTGTCGTACAACCGGCTGACCTTTACCTCTACAGGTTCTGGCGAGACTATTCGTGCTTTGACCCGAGTAACGGGCGCTAACGGCGCTACAGGCGGCACAATTAACGGTGCTCACATCTCTACTTCAATCAACACGGGCGGCACAATCTCTGGTGCGGCTAACGCTATTCGTGCAACCTTAGGAGGCTCCGTAGCTTCTCCCGGCGGTACTTTGGCTGTTCTGCAGTTGGACACAGATTATTCTGTTAACGCTACTTTGCCCGGCACAGCTTCGTTTATTCGCGTGACTGACAGCGGCGCAAACACAGGGGAAGTTCCTTTGTTGATGAACATTGAAACAGCCCCCGCTGCTACGATTGCGCCTACAGCAACCAGCGTGACTACTGTAGCCAAAGCAATCAAAGTGATGATTGGCGGCACTGTGTACTACGTTCCTGCGTACTCGACCTTTGCATAATGCAGATCACCAAGGAATTCTTGGAATCTGAGATTCGTGATCTTGAGACTGAAGCGCAGAAGGCCCAAACCTTTTTAGCTCAGGCTCAAGCCACAATCCAAGCGTACAAGATGCTCATTAACAGGCTAGACGCACCAGAACCGGAGCAACAAAATGACGATGCAATTTGATGTCAAGTCGCAACACGCAGCTGTTTCTGGCTTGATGGTTCCGTACCGAACTCGTTTAAAGGGGGCTGTAATATTCCCTTTTAGCGGTGCTACGGGCTATTCAGCTTTTGTTGAGAACACCTCAATCGCCGGCACGTACACACGCGCCACAACCACCGCAACTGTGACCGCAACAGGCCACGGTTTGTCTACGGGTCAGTGGGTTTATTTGGACTGGGATTTGACCGACAACCCCTACCAAGTGACTGTGACAACCCCGAACGCTTTCACAGTGACTGTGACTGATACGGGCGCAGCCAGCGGTAACGTGACTGTGTACAACAAGATGCTGCTTCAGGCGGACGCCTCAAACGCCACGGCGTTTACGATGGTGATTCCCGGAGAGGGCATTTTGGCGGACCAAGGCATTCGCGTGTTTTTGGCGGCGGACATTCACTGCACGATCTTCTATGGCTAAGAAAACCCCATCCCTTGCAGTCGGTCGTGGCGAGAAGCTGCCCGTCTCCAAAGGGGCGGGGCTGACTGCCAAAGGCCGTGCTCGTTACAACGCTGCCACCGGTAGCAACCTCAAAGCCCCGCAGCCCCAAGGCGGCAAGCGCAAGGATTCGTTCTGCGCACGCATGTCTGGGATGCCGGGTCCGATGAAAGACGAGAAGGGCAAGCCAACCCGCAAGGCGGCTGCTCTCGCAAGGTGGAAGTGCTGACATGAGTGAAGACGCTATCCAAACAGCCCGTGAACTCGCTACGCATGCGTCCGACATCAAGCACCTGCAAGATGACATGGACAAGATGCTGGTGAACATGAAAGAGATGCAGGCAACTCTGATAGACATCCAAAAAACACTTTCCGAAGCTCGTGGCGGATGGAAGGTTTTGATGTTGGTCGGCGGGGCCAGTAGCGTCG